CCGGCACCCACGCTACTGCTTTGCCCAGTACTCGACCACTGAGTGCCGCCGCCGCCGGCTGCATAAATTGTAACTCTCGCATTAAGCGCCGTCACGCCGGCGGGCGCCGAGACACCTGCAATATCGGCGAGAGACTTGCTGGGTCCTAACCCATAGTAAGGTTTCGAAGGATTAAATGTCCATGCCGTTCCTCCAGCTGGGTTGGCGCTATTCTGGACCCCCGGGGAGCTCCAGAACTTAGTTACTGACCCGTACGAAATGCCCGACTCCCCCTTCTGTCCTGTATCTCCCTTATCTCCCTTATCTCCCTCTTCACCTTTTTCTCCCTGCAGTCCCTGCTGTCCTGTATGTCCTGTAGGTCCTGTAGGTCCAGTAGCTCCTGTATGTCCTGTAAGCCATCCTGTAGGTCCTGTAGGTCCAGTAGCTCCTGTATGTCCTGTAAGCCATCCCGTAGGTCCTGTAGGTCCTGTATATCCTGTAGGTCCTGTAGATCCTGTAGGTCCTGTAGATCCTGTAGATCCTGTAGGTCCTGTATATCCTGTAGGTCCTGTAGGTCCTGTAGATCCTGTAGGTCCTGTAGCTCCTGTATGTCCTGTAAGCCATCCTGTAGGTCCTGTAGGTCCAGTATGTCCAGTTGAACCTCCTCCACCTGCGCCGCCAGGAGTCCATATAGGTGCACTATTAAGTCCGGTGGAAGTTAACACATATCCTGATGTACCTGCACTTCCGTGAGTAATTGGCTCTAAATATCCCGTATTTCCATTGAGATAATACGTTGTCGCATTAATTTTACATGATTGCAGTAGATCCATTCTTTATATTTAATAGTAACATTAATATTACTACATTATAACGATGCATCCTCTGTTACACACTTATATTCTTTACATTCATGTAAGCGGAAGAAATTATTTGTGATAAATAAAATATTTAGATAAATCAAATGTCCTATCGTTTAGAGGTAGCGTTTAATTTGAGGCACGCGGGGTCACTTACAGAATTACGAGACGAAGTTATGCTCATAGCCGAGAATTATGGCTGCGAGCATAGTTATATAGATATTGAATTTCAAGGTCGGCGTCGGACAGTAATGAGAAATCATGTTGTTATGATTTTATATTTCCCAGAAGATCCCAAGCGTGTGATAAATTTTTTGAATTTCATTAAGAAGAATAGGCAGTTGTATATTGAATCAATAGGATTTGATAATTGTACTTTTACACTGCTATATGCCTCAAAACTCTACCTCAATATGATGGATAAATATAAGAAAAAGGAATACCTAGAAAACAAAAAAAACATCAAAAATGAAGATTTTAAAAAAATTATTAAAGCTATCTCCTAGAACGTGATTTTCTCCCTCCTCGCCGCCTTTTCCTAAACTTGCGAGTCCTTGATCCCTTTTTACTTTTTATCTTGGTAATGCGTGATTGAAGGTCGTGTTTAGTTGTAGGTATCATTAATAATGCCACCAATTGTTGATCATTTAGACTTTTGTAAAATCCACTATTTTTCATAAGTCCGCCAACCTGAGTTAATTGTGCTTTATTGCCGGATATAGTTACCAAATTCTCTTTTATTAGACTCATTCTTATACTAATTTTATATTTTTTTATATTAATGGATAAGACTTTGGAAGAACTTCCTGCACCAGAATTGACGAATCTAAAGGTATCGGCATTGAAAAGAGTTAAAAGTAAATCTAATAAAGTACAAGTTAGTCATCTGGATGACCTGTTAGATAATAAGTTTTTAGCTAAGTATTTCAAAGAAAAAAAGTGAGATAAATATATAAATGCAAGCTGGAACAACAAACAATAAAGGTAGAAACGAAAAAAACAAAAAGGTTAAGGCGGGTCCTTGTATTTTCCCATTTAGATACAAATGGAAAAATCATAATGAATGTGTCGGTACAGAAAAAGGGGACATTTGTGCCACTGAAGTAAATGAAAATAAGACACTTATTAAATATGGGTATTGTTTGAAGAAATCTCGAGAAAGAAAAAGGAAAACGATAAAAGTACCTAAAAGGTTTAAGCGTACTAAGGTTAGAACCATGAAGAAAATTGAAGTATCTAGTAGTAAATCTATGAGTAAGCAACAGAAAACACCAAGATCTAGTACTACAACTTCTAAAACCATGCCAAAGGTGAGAGTTAAAGGAAGCAGAAAAGCTAAAGTGAAGGTCAAAGCGCGAGTACTAAACGAGGATTTTATTGGCTTGTTGGAGAAACTCCATGATGTTGATCAAGCGCGCGGGAAAGTGTTTGAAGCACAAGCCTACAAAAATGCCGCCGAGAGTATTATGGCGTATCCTGACGACATCACTTCAGCTGAACAGATTAAGGATCTGCCAGGGATCGGCAAGAAGATCTATATAAAATTTAACCAGTATCTTGAGACAGGAACAGTTCCTCTTTTGGAACGTGAGAAAGGTCTTCCACGGTACGACTTTTACAAAATTTATGGCGTTGGACCAAAAAAGGCTCAAGAATTAGTGGAAAAAGACAATATTACGAGCATCCAACAATTGCGAGAACATCAGGATCTATTGAATGATAAACAAAAGATTGGACTGCGTTACTATGAAGACATTCTCAAGCGCATTCCTCGCTCTGAGATTGAAGAGTTTGAACGAGCCTTTCAAGCTGCATTTGCGAAAGTGGCAACGAAGGACGACTCTTTTGAAATTGTTGGATCTTACCGAAGAGGGAATGCCACGTCCGGAGACATTGATGTGATTATCTCCAGTAAATCAGGAGATCGTTCCGTATTCAAAAAATTCATTAAGCAATTGCAGGAAGATGGTATTTTATTGGAGATTCTCTCCAAGGGAACTACTAAGAGTCTTACCGTTGGAAAATTGCCGGATCATGAAACTGCGCGTAGATTGGATTTCATGTATGCTCCGCCCGATGAACGTGCATTCGCCATCCTATATTTCACCGGGTCCAAAGCGTTCAATGTGGTCCAGCGCCGCCGCGCTAACGAGATGGGCATGACGATGAACGAGCACGGACTCTTTCATCTGACAGGAAAAGGGAAGAAAAAGAAAAAGGGAGCTCGCGTTGAAGGAGACTTCCCAACCGAAAAGGCAATATTTGATTATTTGGGACTGGTTTATAAGAGCCCCACGGAGAGAAAAAATGGCAAGGCAGTTATTCTCAAAAGCAATGCTGAGCCAATTGCCGAGACCAAACAAGAGTCAAAAGTACCTGCGTCAAACAAAAAACTATCAAAAGTAAAGGTTTCAAGAAAAGTCAAAGCTAAAAAAAGAACCACTATTAAAGTGGCGGCGACCCATAAGCCGAAGGGGAAAGCTAAAGTAGCAGATTTGACCTCCAAATGGAAAATGCTTGAAAATGAGGGGATTTCAGCAGTGAAGAGTTTAACGGAGGAGGAGATGTGCGCAATGATTAGGTTTGCTAGCGACAGGTACTACAATACAGGAGAGAGTGTAGTTAGCGACAATGTCTTTGATATTCTCAAAGAGTATGGTCAGCGTACGTACCCCAAAAATCCCTGTTTTAGTGAGATTGGTGCGCCTACAAATAAGGAAAAGGTAGCGCTTCCCTATTTCATGGGATCTATGGAAAAGATAAAACCTGATACTGGTGCGCTCGCCAAATTTGTTAAAAAATATCCTGGGGACAAAGAAATCTCTGCAAAACTTGATGGTATCTCCGCTCTTTATACCACCGAAGGCGATGTGCCGCGGATGTATACCCGGGGTGCTGCTACCAATGGTCTTGATATCAGTTATATTATCCCATATATGCAGCTGCCGAGCGAAAAAAACGTGGTCATTCGGGGAGAATTGGTGATTGCTAGGGATACATTCCAGAAAAAATATTCAGCTCAATATAAGAATCCAAGAAATATGGTAAGTGGCGTGATAGCTTCTTCCAAAAAGCGCGAGGTAGAGAAATGGAACGACATAGATTTCGTGGCTTATGAGGTCATTAAACCGAGTCTCAAACCGAGTGAGCAAATGGATTGGTTGGAATCCCACGGTACAATTACCGTTCTCCATGAAACTGCCGAAGAGATTTCAAATGAAATGCTATCAACACTTCTAGTAGAGTGGCGCGACACTTATAAATACGAGATTGACGGAATTATCGTAGTTGATAATAAAATATATCCTCGGCGGAATCAGAATCCTGACTTCGCGTTTGCTTTCAAAATGGTGTTGGGTGACCAGATTGCCGAAGTAAAAGTGGTAGATGTCATCTGGACCGCATCGAAGGACAAATATCTCAAACCAGTGGTTCAAGTTGAACCTGTGCGAATTAGAGGTGCAGATATTGAATTCGTGACTGCATTCAATGCAAAATTTGTGGATGATAATAAAATAGGCGTTGGAGCTGTTATCCAATTAGTGCGGAGTGGAGATGTTATCCCACACATTCAAGCCGTTATTCAACCCGCGGAGGCTGCAAAAATGCCGACTGTTCCATGGCACTGGAATGATACGAAAGTAGATGCGGTGAGCGATCTAGAAGGAGATCCGGATGTCTTGCAGAAAAATATTGAGTTCTTCTTTAAAAAGCTAGATATTGCTGGAGTAGGACCTGGAAACGTGAAACGCTTAATTGCGGCAGGTCATAATACTGTTCCAAAAATTCTCGCCATGACGAAGGAGGATTTGCTTACGGTGCCTGGATTCAAAGAAAAAACAGCAAATAAAATCTTCACAAACATTCATACGGGGGTTGATGCAGCATCTTTAGTAATGATTGCATCGGCTTCCAACGTATTTGGGCGTGGAGTTGGTTCGTCCATTCTACGTAATATTATCCATGAATATCCTAATATATTTGAGGCGCCGGAGGATGCGGAGACAAAAGTACAACAGGTCTCAAAAGTTGATAATGTCGGTCATAAGCGTGCAGCCGTCTTTGTTGCGCGTATTCCAGCATTTATAGAATTTATGGCAGAAGCCAAGTTGACGCGTAAGTTTACCGAGCAAGGAGCAACCACGGTTGATGAAACTCACCCATTGTATGGAAAGCGAATTGTTATGACTGGTCCGAAAGATAAAACATTGAAAAAACGCTTGATAGCTCTTGGAGCGAAAATTGGAACTTCAGTAAATAGTAAAACATTTGCCGTTCTTATTGCGCATGAGAGTGAGGGCGATGAGTCTAAAAAAGCCAAAGCCAAGGAACTTGGAATTCCTATAGAAACATTTGATGCCTTCCGAGCGAAATACTTTTAAAAAATCATCTAATATTATATATATACCAAAATGCCAAGATATTTTTCATCCACATGGAAAAAATTTGTGAAGAGACATAAAAAGAGAGCACGGCTTACCCGCAAGAGGAAGGGCGGTAAGAAGAAACGCGGGAAGAAGAAACGCCCAAGAAAATCTAGGCGGCGAACCGTGCTTAAAAGTCCGGGAGCGGGCGATAAAATGAAACCACCAAGCTCGTTATCTATTTTTCCCGATAAAAGCCCCCAGTTGCAGAAACCAGGTGAACCAACCAAATTAACTAGGTTTACTACTAAGAATCTAGCAGTACAAGATAACAAAGGGCGGGCATTTAATGCCATAGTAAATGGACGACTTGCCTATAGACGTGCACCGCGAGGACAAAATGTACAGGACTTTTCCGATACAATCTATGGTCCACCCGTTAAAGAGTTGACCGCAAACAATTATAAAGAGTTACACAAAGGTGATTACGTCTACTATGATAGAGGATCGGTATTATTTCGCGGACCATTTGTTTATAAAGGCTTGAGACGAGGTCCAGAACTTTTATTCGAAATTAATGATTCAGTTTATGATAAAAAATATTCCTTTACCCTATCTACCAAACGATTGAAGGAAGAAAGATTGTTTATGGTAATTAAGAAGAATAAAACGCGGAAAAGGCGAAGTAAACGCTAGAAGTATGACCCTAAAAAGTAAAATCGTATTTAGTAACGGCTCTTAGATTAAACTTCAAATAGTTATATATTTTGAAGTTTATTTTACCTATGGAAACATCGTATGGGAGTGGTCCGCCCATGACCTTACTGATATTCTTATACCAAGCATCATTTTTATTGAAGTTATTAATCAATCTTTCATTTTTTTTATTATAAATTGTAAACTGGCGTTGTAGTTTTTGATGAACTAGTCCTACAAGATTTTTAAAGTCATCTCTATCCATAACACTCCATTTCTCTCCATCATAAACAAATAATGTATTTAATTTCTGATCAAATGCCTTTAGAGGATGATTAATATCACTTTGCAATGGAAGTTGCCGACAAAGAATATGAAACATACCTCCTATAAAATTATGTTCAAAGATCATTTCTAGATCTTCTTGATCTAGCGTAATATTTTCAATCCAATTTGTATAATTCAACACTGGTTTCGGACTATCATTTAACCAATCTATGACGCTAAGTTTTTTACGTTGCGTTGAGACCCAACCTCGTAGTTTTTTAACTTCTTTTTCAAGGTGAGCATTTTTTCTAATCAAAACCCTCATAGCTAACCACATGTCAGTAGGGGACGGAATATCTAAGAGATGATCTTTTTTCACCTCTGCAGAGGCGAGATGAATCATTTCACATAATGCACGGTGTTCCTGAAAAGGTTTTAATCTCTTGTATTGCTTACCACATGAGCAAGTTAGCATTCGGTTTAATTGTCACATTAACAAATTATTAATTTTCAATTTTTTATAAGTTTAATATATATAAATGAGTTGTAATTCCGACTATTCTTATTCAAATAATTGTCAAGAGTGTTATGCATGCTTCAATAATTGTTCCAGTTGTCCTGCGGGAAGATGTCAGAAGCGCACGATGTACTTGGATAATTTAAAGCGTATTAATAGACAAGTAAGGACCTCTTCGTCTTTAGGTTTGTTAAGAAAGAAAGTGTTGAATGTCAGCCGTCAGGTGGGACAAAGTGCGCATCCGAAATATCTATCACAGGCAGGTGGTCCGGGGGATTTAATATCGGCTGTGCAAAAAACGAATTCCTGTTCTTTTAAGAGTAACTGTAAGGAAACGACTTATAGAGTACCCATTGTTCAGAGAAGAACTGCTTATAAAGGAGACAGGGGTGTGGATCGTAAACATGGATCCTATGCAAGATATTTAGCTAGACGCACTGGCGGTGTATTAAGAAAGGAAAGCCTACCAATTGTCAGGAATCGTCTGGCATATATTCATCAGCCCAGAAATAGAACCGGTACAGCCGCGGGATGTACTACAGGCGTCGGCTGTAAATCTAAAAATAATTTTACCGGTCCTACTAAATTTCTAGGTAGAGCTAGAACGGCATTTAAGTGTAATGACTCTAACTCGCAAAGCCAATTTACTGTGAACAGTAAAGAATTCTATCCCGATTGGACAGAACCAAGACAGTATTATGATAATGTGATGGGAACATGGCGAAAAAATAATCATGAAGGTTTGAGACCACTTTTTGGTCCAACGCAAACATTAGAAGCCGATGCCAGTGATTGTTGCGATACAAAATGTTGTGATAACAGAATTCCTGGCGGTAAGTCAATGGGAAAATACGAATTTAAATGTGACTCGTCGGGAAAATATAATTGCGCTCGTAATGTTAATAGCGAGAACGTAAGCGGACTTCTTGGAAATAATACACAAGGTGTTCCTTCTTCAAGATGTTCTTGTTGTCCAAAATTTAAATCTACCAATTAAATGATACGTAGGAAAATTGAAATAAAGCTACGTATCATTATGTATATATAATAGGACGATGGGTGACCGGGTTTTACAAATGCAAAAGGTGCAGACTGAGGCGCTAGATCTTTTCAGAAGAAAAAATGCGGATTACGGCGATTCATTTGCAACATATGGTCCAGTTGGAGTACTTGTAAGGATGGGAGATAAGATCTCCAGACTCAATAGTATTACAACAAGAGGAGTAAATCTAGTTAATACGGAATCCTTGCGAGATACGCTGATTGATCTACATAATTACGCGGCAATGGCTGTGATGCTACTGGATGAAAAACCTAAGAATAAAGCTGTCGAACGGGTGAAAAATTCCGTGGTACCAAATACCACGCGACCATGGGTTAGGGATGTAGGGCAGCCTAAAAATTCTACAACTTCCGAATAAGAAAAATATACCCCTCATTTTGTGACTGACAGATACAAGGATTTGTCTCATTTAGTTTTTTTGATATAGTGGTATAATCAACACATATGTCCTTAGTAATTTGTCTAAGAGATGGGTAATGTTTCATGGTTTTATCTGGAAAAATCACAAGATATTTGATAGTTTTTGCGAAATAGAGCATTTCCTTCTCATTGTTAATTGATACATCCATTATATGATAATGGATATCAATATCTAAGTTATTTATTTATAAAAAAGCACTATAAAAAAGGAACTAAGAAGCTTTTATTATTGCAATACATATATGGGAAGTTTTTTTTCTTGTTGCCGTTGTTGGGATAATAGAGCTGTAAAATCTGAGCTTGAACTTTCGCGCACATATAGAGAAATGCCGAGTAGTTATCACTATCATCTGACTCGTCGCCATATTGCACCCACAGATTCCGCTATTCAAGCTGGAGATTTTGTATAAATATTGCTATAATATAATGCTATCCTTTTTGATTTCATTATGTTATAGTGAGCGAAAACCGCCAAAAAACACACCTCCAACATTGGAGGGGAGAAAAATTAAAAACTTTAGCGGTTGTGGTTATTTAGGATGTATCAATGAACCAACGGAAGATAATGCAGCGAGGAAAGCTATCATGGGACGGACGCAGTTTCTCTTTTGTTCGGAAAATTGTTATGATGAATGGCTAAGATCGCCGCAATATCGGATTAGCTAAATTGATTTAAATTTATATTTCTATTTTATCAATAAAATGGAAATTACTGTATACACTGATGGGGCATGTTCGCGCAATGGTCAAGCAGGAGCTAAAGCCGGTCTGGGGGTTTATTTTAGTGACGATGATATTCGAAACTGTAGTGAACGAATTGAGGGGAAACAGACAAATAATACCGCGGAAATAAAGGCAATACTGAAGGCGGCTGATATCCTGAAGCGGGAAATTCTAGCTGGTTTTCCAATTAAAATTTATTCAGATTCAGAATATGCCATGCGTTGTTGCGGCGATTACGGTGCCAAACTTGAAAAAGCCGGATGGATAAAGAAAAAACCGATTCCAAATATGGAATTAGTAAAGAAAGCATATTACACTTTTAAAGATTCAGATAACGTTACGTTTCATTATATTGCGGCACACACGGGGAAGGATGACGAACATAGTAGAGGAAACGAAGGTGCGGATAAGTTGGCTAATTTAGCGATAGGTTTAACGGAATGCAGTTATAATACAAAAGCTAAACGTATTTATTTAAAGCTTCCTTATGATGAAAAGGATCGTGGAAAAAAGCTTGGGACGAGGTGGGATCCGAAGAAGAAGAAGTGGTATATAATGTCTAATATGGATAAAGATAAGATGGAAATGATATTAAATCTATGGGGCAAATAATAGGTATATGCTTGAAAATCTTTTAATTGGCGGTATGGCTGGGGTTATATCAAGAACTGTGACGGCGCCATTGGAACTATATAAAATTCAAAGACAGAACAATTACTTGAAAGAGTCAAATATTCGGAATGTTTTGAAAAGAGAGGGTATAAGATATTTATGGAAAGGTAATATGACAAATAGTATGAGAGTATTCCCCCAATTTGCAATTAACTATGCTATTTATGAACAATGTAAGAATAGGGTATTTAACGAAGTAAAAGATGATAAACTCCGTCATTTTTATAGTGGCGCTATCGCAGGTGTTGGTGCCATGGTATCGGTGTATCCATTAGAGACCATCAGAACCAGATTATCATTACAAATGAATAAATCGCATTATTCTAATCCATTGGATGTGGTTAGAAAACTTAGTCTCTCACAACTTTACAAAGGAGTAGGTATAAGTACATTAGGTTTTGGACCTTTTAATGCTTTTAATTTTATGTTTTTCAATCTATATTCCGATTTTTTAAGCGATAAAACAGATGCGACGACTAGTAAATTATTATCAGGGGGATTGGCGGGGTTATCTTCTATAACAATAACGTATCCTACAGATCTGTTACGTAGACATTTTCAGATGTCGGATTTTAGTACAGAGGTGCCAAAATATAAAGGAATTGTTGATGGATTTTGCACTATAGTTAGAGAGAACGGCTTTACAGGACTATATAGAGGTTTATTACCTACATATATAAGGATTTTTCCATGTTTAGCGATTCAATTTTGGTGTATTGAAAAGGGAAAGTCTATATTTGCTAATACAGTATAAATATTTTACTTCTAGAATATATATACTATGTCAAGTTTCAATCTTTCAATACAAGATTATAATATTAATGAATTAAAGGACTTATTAAATCTGGTAGACCCGTATACTCTAGAAGATATTGTTAATAATGAAAATGAATTACGCGAGAAACTGCTGATGGACCCCAATGTGTCAAAAGAGAAGAAACAGGGGATTAGTAAATTTCTCCAGACGACGAAAGCTATTCTAATTAAATTAAAGAAGGAGGAATTCTCTAGTATGCCTACAGATGAATTAATTGGTAACCCTAATCACCCGGTGCCAAAAAGAATTCATAATGTAGTGGAAAAAATTAATGCGGTTCCGAGAGATGAGACTGTCGCAGATGGAGTTACGAAGAATACGATGCATAAACTGCTATGTCTAGACTCTAGATTTAGAGAGAATTACTATACTACTCTCAGTACTAATTATACTTTAAATCTTCCTACAACGATTAAAAATGTTGTATCAATGGAATTATCTGCTCTTGAATTTCCGACTTCGTACTTTCAAATATCAAAATCGCTAGGGAACAATTATCTTTGGCTTCGCTGGTCAGATCCTGTTCGGGTTATTTTGGGAGAATATTTAAAAAAAAGCTCGCAGACGCCGATTTATGACCCGCTGTCGCCCGGTTCAACGCTGTACGCCACACTTGGCCCCACGTATACATTTACAAACCCAAACCTTATCATCCCTTGTCCACAGCAGGATTGGGACAAGACCGAGCAAGCCACTGGATCCGCAGGTCCGTACGCGGGAGCGGGGAATATACCTATTCCTATCAGTTCTACGAGTTCTAATTTTAATCCCGAACAATTATGGTTTTATATTGCAGTTC